ATAAATGTAGTATGAGCTTTGTTAATTTCTCTAGCTTTTGCTATCTTATTAACAATAGGGTGTGAATGTTCTTGAAGAAAATTTTTAGTAAATGAAGGTGCCTTTGATTTTGCAGTTCTTACATAAGATAAATTTAATTTGTCAAAAACTTTGGCAATGCTTCGTGCTGCCCATATTTGAGGTTCTAGGCCTGTTTCTTTTTTTACTTCTAGGAGTAACGTTTCTTCTTGTGATGCTAGCTGTTGCTTCAATTTATGAGCTGCTTCAACGTTTACGCGTACTCCCTTAAATTTCATATCAATTAAACACGGAAATAATTGTGTTTCAAGATCAAATACTTTAGTTAGATCTTGTGCTTTGATTTCAACAGATAGTTTTTTAAACAAAGCTAAAGTTAACTCAGCATCTTTTTCAGCATATTTACCTACATACATGGCTGGTAGTTTCCACATTTCAGCTTTTGCATCAATACCCGCCTTGTCAGCTGCTGCTCTTAACGCTGTTTCGTCTTTGACTTGACCAAGATAGTCTATCGATAAACTGTTTAATGAATAATGAAATCTATTTTCATCTACTAATGATGCCATAACCATTGTATCGACTATATGACCATTTATCTGCACACCATATGCTCTCAGCCAACATACATCATACATTGCATTATGAAACAATTTAACATTAGGTAGTGCACATATTTCTTTTACCCAACGCATAACTACAGCTTCATCAAAAAAGTTTCCTTCTTTATGGCCAAACGAATAATAACCTGACCATCCTTCAACAGCCACAGCTACACCTACGATTTCTCCATCTCCGATTAACGCACCAGAACCTCGTGCTTTTAAACCAGGATCTCTTGTCTCTAAGTCAATCGCTATGTACTTGTGGTCTTTTAAATCTGGAAACGACTCTGGACTTATCCATTCCGTAGGCGCTTCAAAAATCATTTATAGTCCCTTTCAATGATCATTTCTAAATAATGCATAGCTTTCTTTATGTCTTGTAACTTTCCTTTAGACTGATGTCTACAAATATATTTAATAGCATTACCTTCTGCAAAAAATAATTTATTTTTGTTTATAAAATCTGCAGGTTGAATGGCCATATCTTTGTAATGGGATCCTCCTATTTGTTTTTTATATGCACTCATACTATTGGTTCTCCTATTGTGTAAAAATAATCTGAATTCGGTTGCATTATATATAAATTTTCTTTTGCTCTTGTTGTTCCTACAAAAAATAATCTATGCTCTGCATCTGGATTTTCGTATGCACTACGATATATAAACTCATCTTGTCCTTCTGTACCGTAGTCTGTAAACAAACATACGTTCTCACATTCTTTACCTTTAGATCCATGCAACGTTAATAATTTTATTTTTGATTTTTCCATTAACGTGTCACCTCTTTCTAATAATGTTTGCATGTATTCTTTCGTATCTTCTGGTAGATGTAATTGTCTCCAATCGCCTGATATTAACAAACCATGATGGCTTTTTAATTTATCTAAGTCTACACTAGTTTCATTTTGTAAGCTTTTACCATCAGAAAAACCTCTAGCAATATGACCTTTTTTTACCACTAAGTATTGGTAAACTGTTTGGGCTTCTTCTCCAGATACAAAGGCACCTTGATTTAATCTAGTCCAAACTCTGTATGCTTCTAATATAGAGTTAGGTAAATATTTATTAGTTTTACCTGTAAACCTTACACCTAAAGAATAAAAATGTTCTGAGATATTTTGTAATAATTTATTAGTTCTAGCTAAAATCATCCACTCGCCCTTAGAAAAATCTATTTCATCTAACACATAATTAGGATAGACCTTGCCTTCTGCATCACGTGGTATCCATTTTTTATCTATTCTAGTTGTAAGTTGATTTAATATTTTAATAGCCTCTCGATGCACGCTTCTAGGCACACGACGAGACACTTCTTGGTCATCTCTTTCACCTTTTTGTTGCATAAAACAATTAGGATCTGCTCCTTGAAACCCGTAGATAGTTTGATCGTCATCCCCAGCCATGTATGCTCGTTGACATTTTAATTTTATATAATCAAAACATTTCCATTGATGTGGGCTAAGGTCTTGGGCTTCATCGAGAAAGACGACATCGAGTGGAGGACATCGATCTTCCTCGACAAACTTGTTAATCATATCATAGAACTCAACCATATTGGTTCCGTCTTTGAATGATTTTAAATCCGTTTGTAATTGTATTGTAGTATCTACATCTATTTCGTGATGTTTTTGCAACTCAACAGCAGCATTTTCTATAGATATTAATTTAGATCTTGAGTATTGTATTATCTGTAAGTGTGTGTTTTGATATCTAGGGTTACCCGCAGCATCTACTGTTGTTTCAAAAGATATATTTTGCCATTCTAAATACTCTTGTTTAAAACGATTCCATTTTTTACCAGTTAATAACTGTGTGTTAGCGTCTATATTAGACTCTCTCATACCCATAGCATGCATTGTAGATATGTATTTTAACTTACTATCAGGAAATAGTTCTTCAATTCTTTCTGCTGCCTCTTCTGCAGCTGATCTACTAAATGTAATATAAGCAATTTTTTCAGCTGAAGTATTATACTCATTTAATTCTTTTTTTAAATAGTGGTTTACAAGTCTATATGTTTTACCCGTACCTGGTGGTCCCATTATTTTTTTTACTATAGCCATGGTGATTTATCTATTTTAGTTGTTCTAGGGTTAGGTCTTTCTAATTTAACAGTAGGCATTTTTAATAGTCTTACAGTTTTAGCACCTACTTTTGGTGAAGCTTCTTCTGCCTCAAACAGTGATTGTAATAGCCTCATTGTTTTTTGTTTAGGATAAGTTCTCTCTGCCCAAGATTTAGTTTTTAATAAGAATTTCCAAAAGTCTTTAAATTTAAAATAAGTAAAACCGTCTGTGTCGGTAAATGCAATACCTCTCATCACATCTTTTATCTCTTTACCTGGTGTTTTATTGATGTAATCGGCTAGTATTTCTTTTAACTGCACATCTAGTTTTGATGAATCTGGTGCAGGTATAGTTTCTAAATTTGCAAAAAGTTTTATTAATAATCTACGCCACATATGTTTAGGCACAGGCATCATAGGTTTACCTATCTGATTCATACATGCTAGTGAGAATTTTTCTGGGTCGTGTAATGTTGCGTCATCTACCTCTACACTTTCACCATCAATTGATGCAAAGTATATTGGTGGGTCAGAATCATATTTTCTAATTTCAGTAATTTCTGGTGTTGGTGCGTTATCTCCTACACCATATTCTTTTAAGGCACATTTTTTTGCATCACAAAAACTATGTATAGGCTCATCTTTGCATTTATAATTATAATCTTTACTATCTAAAGAACCTATTAATGTATTAATTTCATTAGCATCTAACGGTGGACTCATAAATTGTTTATTGTAAGTAAACATATGTCCTTGCCATTCTTCTTTGTCTGGGTATCTTTTTTTTAAATAAACACCTACGTTGTACATACAATTGTTTCGTTGGCCATCTGGCACTCCATCATTTAATAATGTAACTAAACAAGGTGGCATACCTTTGAAACTATCTTTTTCTTCTTTGTCACTTTCTATTTTTAATTCATTTAATTGTGGTTCTGTTAACGCTGTATTCTCATGTACTTCAAAAAACTCCTCTAGCGTTAGTACATTAGCTTCAATACCGTATGCATATCTAACTGTTCTTTCACTTGCGTGATAAGGTAAATTTAAAAAACTACCTGTATCACCTCTATCTACTCGTATGTAATCTTGTTTTGGAAATATTTCTGCACCAGCAAAACCCATGGCTGATGCAATTATTTTTAATTTAGCACGCATGACAGCTGCAGGTACAAATTGTTTGGTAAATAAAAATGCGTGAGCTCCACCTGATTTAGATCTACACACAATCATAGGTACATTTTTTTCTTTTAATTTTATTATAAATTTTTTGTGATCAAAAGGATAAGTGTCTATGTCTATACAACCCCACTTACATTTGTTTTCTTTGTTAATTGGCACAATGCCTAAACCTGGGTCACTACCTTTAAGATGCTCTTCCCATAATTTTTTAGTAACAGGATTTGATATAGTAAAAGATTTAGTTTTATGTTTACCTTTTTCACTGAATTGATCTGTCTTTACGGTTTGACCGTAAGCACTATTTAAACCTTCAAATATATTTATAAATTTTTCTAATTCTGACATATCCACTCGTTTACATAGGCGGCTTCAGTCTCCCTTAGCCGCCTACTATTCACACTATTTACTAGCTAGACTAGTGTAAAACTTTTTGGCACGCTCATACAAACCGGTATCCGATACAGGACCTTCTTTGATGATATTGTAACCATACCACTGATTACCTTTACCAGAGTTTAAAACAGTTGTTAGTTTGTAAGCATGGCTAAAAGATGGCGGTGTATATGGACCGTTTTTTCCATCTAAAGAAATAGACATCATCATAGAATTCCATTTCCTGCTTATCTTACCTTGAGACGAACTCATAGAGATAAGTGCTTGTTCAGCTCCATCATCTCCTACGATCAACACATAGTGCTGACCAACAGTTAGAATGTAATGACCATTTTCTAAACGATCTTTACCTCCACCATCTTGAGTTGTTGATGCTAAAATATCAGAGCCATCTGGATAGATATTTTCTGGTCTACCAGAACCTGTTCCAAAATCTGCCCACTCTTGATACTCTAGTTTGTAATGGCAAGGAATAACTGTAACTCCTTTTGCTCCATCATACAGTTTTTTAGTCACTGTATTTAAAAGCATACCAGGTTCAGCACCTTCAACATAATTTTGATTACGTCTCTGTGCTTCGCCAGAACCATTTTGTAGTAATTTTAAGATAGGTAAAGCCAAACTAGTTGTCTTTACATTCTCAAAACCTGATGCAGCATCGTCTTCAAACAAAATTGATGAAGGTAATCCTGCCTCTTTTTTTATAGTCACGTGTTTCTCGTCACTCATATCTATCTCCTAGTGATTTTTGTACTGTTACCCACGTAGGTTTTAAATAAATCAGAGGGCATCTCTTCTTGTCCAGATTCGAGACGCTCTCTGACTACTGCTTTAAGTGTCTGAGGATGAACGCCAATTTTCTGGACGGGTTCAAACCCCTGACCTTGTGCAAGGCTTGCGTATTCGCTCGCCTTGTTGTCTTCGCCACGTCCAAAGGTAACGGTGATATCATTTTTAATAATATCACCTAAGTCGTGGTCACGAAGCCATGTAAAAGCTTCCTGTTGCTTATCAACAGGTATTGATGCACCGTATATTTTTTTAATTTCTACGGATTCTCCATCTTTCAGCTTTAATTTTGTAATATGCATCTCTTCCATCATCGTTGGTATTTCAAATTGCGATAATGTTTTTTGCTTTTCTTTTAATTTAGAAACGCTATCTTCTGCATTTTTAATTTGATCTTCTAAATTTCTTAATTCAATAACTTTATCAGATAATGACTTAGCAGCATCTGCTTGTGTTATCGATTGTACTCTATCTTCTTCATAATTTATTTTGCTCATTTATTTCTCCTCTTTCATGTATGTTGAACTCGGTTGGGTAATACATTTTTTCTTGTCTATCCCAAGTTAACGTAGTGTACTTTCCATTATTTATATCACACGCAACCGCTATTGCTAAACCAATTACTTTAGGATCTCCTGATAGTAATAAATAATCTTTATCATTAAAATCTTTAAGTAATCTTCTTAATTGATAAGTTATCGGACCCGGACTTCTGACAATTTGTGTATCTTCACGTAGAAGAACTTCTATCTTGCCATATTTTTGAGCGCCAATAATATTATATTTTGGACGACCAATTTTAGTACCGGGTACCTCTTGTAACAAATAAACAATAGGCTCATTTTGCGATATATTCTCTTTCATAGTTGACTTTCTATTTTATTTTCTATATTTTGTCAAACAGAAAGACGAATAAAAAATGATTAATTATAAGTTTAAAACTAAGCCATATGCACATCAATTAAAGGCGTTAGAAAAGTCATGGGAAAAAGAATCCTATGCTTATTTTATGGAAATGGGTACAGGTAAATCTAAAGTATTAATAGATAATATTTCAATGCTGTATGATAAAGGTAAAATTAATGCAGCTCTAATTATTGCACCAAAAGGTGTTTATCAAAATTGGCATGACTCAGAAATACCTACACACTTAGTAGACCACATAGATAAAAAAATGGTTTTGTGGCACGCTATGATAAATAAAACACAAGAAAAAAAATTAGAAACATTGTTTGAAGTAGGTGAAGACTTACATATTTTAATTATGAATGTAGAAGCTTTTTCTACTAAAAAAGGTGTTGCATTTGCTAGTAAATTTTTAAACTGCCACAATACTTTAATTGCAATTGATGAGTCTACTACAATTAAAAATCCAACTGCTAAAAGAACTAAAAATATTTTAGGTTTATCTAAACATTCTAAATATAGACGAATACTTACAGGTTCACCTGTAACTAAATCTCCACTAGATTTATATACACAATGTCAGTTTTTAGATCCTTGGTTATTAGGCCATGCATCTTATTATGGCTTTAGAACCAGATATGCTATTATGAAGAATGCTAATTTTAATGGTAGGTCAGTTCAAATAGTTGTGGGTTATCATAATTTAGGAGAGTTATCGGCTAAGTTAGAACCTTTTTCTTATCGTGTATTAAAAGATGATTGTTTAGATTTACCAGAAAAAACATTTATTAAAAGAATAATACAATTAAGTCCAGATCAAATAAAACTATATTTACAAATGAAGGAAAAAGCTCTTGCCGTGTTAAATGGTAAGATGGTTAGCACCACAACAGTAATGACTCAACTTATGAGGTTGCAACAAATAACTTGCGGACATTTTACATCAGATGATGGTACTACTCAAGAAATACCTAATAACCGTATTACAGAACTAGTTGATGTATTAAGAGAAATAGAAGGCAAAGTTGTAATATGGGGTCATTGGCAAAAAGATATAACGCAAATTATACAAGCTATAGTTAAAGAGTATGGTGAAGAATCTGTTGTAGATTATTATGGCCTTACACCGAAAGATGAAAGACAAGCTAATATAGAAAAGTTTCAAACTAATCCTAAATGTAGATTTTTTGTTGGGACACCAGCAACAGGTGGTTATGGTATTACATTAACTGCAGCTAGTAATATGATTTATTATTCTAATGGCTATAATCTAGAATTTAGAACACAAAGTGAGGCTAGAATAGATCGTATTGGACAACACTATCCTATGACTTATATAGATATTATTTGCGAAAAAACTGTAGATGAAAGAATAGTTAAAGCATTGCGTAGTAAAATTAACATTGCATCTAAAGTTATGGGTGAAGAATTAAAAGATTGGATATAGAGTTTTATGAGTAGGGATCGGAAGTGAATTCCTGGGGCAACGTAGTGGTGTCCTGCTTTAACAAGCGTAGTTGGTTCGGTTTTCCGAATCTCTATATTTTATTCATCAATCGTTAAACCAACAGCCACTACAATATAAGAAATTATAGGATATACGTATGAGCGCTACAATTTTTGTAACAAGACTACGATCACACCACCCATACCTGTCATAACAGCACCCATAGAAACTAAAAGTATTCTTTCAATTCTAGTTATATGGTTTTGTAATTGGTTCATTCTATCGTAGGTTTGTTTCTGCATGATACGACATAGCTTTTCGTGTGATTCTATTTTCTGTAGTGCGCTTTCTTTATTTGGCATACTTACCTACTATGTAACAAATAGGTTCTAATATTTTTCTATATACTCTACCTAATAAATGTATCTTGCCTCTTGACTCCTGTCGAATGTCAATAGTTCTATGCACTGCAATATGTTCTAATGTTTTTTTAACTATTTTATTTGTTTTAGCAATTTTAACTAATGGTAAAAATATTTTGTGATATCCTTTTTGATATTCAGGTGCCATATCTTTTGAATTTTTTAACCATATTTTATTTCTAAAAGATCCAAAGCCATAAGAATTGTTCATCATAGTGCAAACGATCTTTCTGTTGCTATTATTACCCTCATTTCCGCCTCCACCAACATCTCTGTCATCTTCTAGTTCAGCGTCGTATGTTGATTGTGGTTGAAACCCTGTGCTTGGTGGACCTGTAGTGGTTGAAACTGGTTGATTGTCACCAGCTCCACTTGATCCTCTGTCAACTTGTTGTCCTCTATCAGGATCTAATCCGCCTGTTCCAATGTCGTCTCCACCACCTCTGTCTATTATATCTTGATCCTGTATTGTTGTGTCAATTGGTGTTGTGTCAACTGGTGTAGTATCAAAAAGATCTAAATCTACATCGTCTGTCATTTTGTTTAATCTATCATCAGCCAAAGTCATTGGCGGTTCAATTGGTTCAACCAAAGATTCAAAATCATCTTCTAATGGTGTTATAGTTCCAGTAGGTGGTGTGCCTGTTAAAGTAACATCATC